TCAGTCGGGCCGCTCGATGTCTTTCAGTGCCATCGTGACGAAATCGCGCATGGGAATCTCCAGCGCCTGGCACAGTGCGTGCAGCTGTTGCATGTCGGGTGACCGTTCGCCGTTCTCGAAGCGCTGAATCGTGCTGACGGCGAGGCCGGTCAGCTCCGACAGTTGCTGCCGGGTCAGATCGCGGCGCGCTCGCGCTGCCCGCAGTTCGTTGCCCACCGCCCGATTGATGCCCGAAACCGTCTCTTTCGCACCCATATGGACCATTCTGAGGTCCGAATGGCTACCTGGCAAACGACATGTCACAGGGTTCATCTACTCTTCACGGCGAAGCTCGCGGAGCAACGCAAGCGCCGTATGGGATTGCAACTAGTCCAAACGGACCTTAAAATGATCCGTATGGATCGTTTGGATGACATGGTTGCGGAGCGTGTGCAACACGTTCTTGCGAAGCGGGGGATCGGTCTGAATGACCTGGTCAAACACGTCGACATGCCCGCCGCGGTGCTGAAGCGCCGGTTAGCTGCGGACAGTTCCTTCACACTCTGCGAACTCGCCCGCATCGCGGCCTTTGCTGGTTGCCGGACTGCCGAGCTGATTCCGGGGATGGGGGAGAAGTGAACGCTGGACGGCAGTTGCGGTCTCGTGCACGTGCGAATGGCTTCGCATCCGACCTGTCTCAAACCTTTTGTGACTGGAATCACTCGCAGATGAGCGGCGAATTTCGCTCGCCGGGCGATCGATCAGCTACCGACTCGGCCGCGCTCGAGTGCGCCTTCGGTGAGCTCGCGCAGTCGGCCGGATCCGGCGACCGGACGTCCTCCGCACCGGCTTGCCCGATGTTGGCCGGACCGTTTGTCCTCATCCACGATCCGCGTGACGCGGCCCTTGTTACCCCATTCGAACTCACTGGCATGGCGAGATCGAGCAGGGCGATACGCGCTACCGATTCCGTTCGTCTCACCTACGCGCACGCGAGCGATGAAAGGTCCCAGGTCTAACCATGCTACGCGCCAAAAGCGTTCGCGCACTGTGGAATCCAATATCGACATCCGAGCCGATCGACGTACTGATCATGCCGGGCACCTGGAACCCGGATGGTGACGGTATCAGCGCCGCCTTCGCCGATGCCCTGAACCAGAAGCGCTTCCGTCCCCGAGTCGTCTCCTACCCGGCGGACTACGGCCGAACGATGCCTTACGCGGAAAGCTTGGCGGCGGGTCGGCGGGCGCTGATCGCCGCGATCGACGCGTCGCCCGGTCGCCTCGTGCTGGCGGGCTATTCGCAAGGGGCGGCCATCGCCGGCGACGTCGCGGCCTCGCTCGGTCGAGACGAACTCGCGAGGGTCGTCGCATGCGCTCTCATCGCCGATCCGCTCCGTCCGATGGGAAAGTGTCTCGGCGCAGACCCCGGTGGCTACGGCATCGCGGGTCAACGCGACGTGCCGAACATCCCGACCTACTGGGCAGCCGCGCCCGGAGACCCGATCACCGCTCTGCCCGCTGGCAACCCGCTGCGCTCGATCGCCGACCTCAGCGCGTACTTCAGCCTGTCCTCTCCCCAGGCGGCGCTGCGGTGGGGGCAGAGCCTGCTCGACGCGGCCACGCGACGGCAGCTGCAACGCTGGTGGTCGCCACAGAATTGGCGCAGCTGGTCCGGCGCTGTCGCGTACGCGCGCGGCTACCTCATCGATGGCCGGCACACCGAGGACTACATCCGGCATGGCCACGCCGCGCGGCTCGCCGAGCGGATCAACACCGAAATCGGACTGCGGGGGCGGGTGTGAACGACGAGCCGAATCAGCTGTATCTGAGCCGCGCCGGAATTCGCGAGCTCGCCGAACTGCTCCGTGAAATCCCCGATCTCGCCGATGATCTCGCGATAGCTCGGACGCGACAGGCGAAGCTCGGCGCCCGTGGCGACTACCGCATGCGCCACCGTCCCAGCGAGCAACCGCTCCCGTACAACCCGGCGGCCGCACGCGCGGCGGACCATCTGCACGCGGTGCTGGTCGGCTGGGTCCGGCTCGTCTGCGAACAACGCGGTCTCGGCTACGCGGGTTCGACCACCACCGCCGGACTTTCGCGATGGCTCGACAAGAACCTGATCGCACTGGCGATGACCGAAGGCGTCGGGGGCGCGCCGCAGGAGATCGGCCAGGCAGTGCGCGCGGCGACGATGATCGTCTGCCCACCGACGACCGCTATCGTCTTCGATTCAGCGATGGTCGAGCAGGCGCGCGCCCACCGGCTCAACGCCTCCGGCATCGCCACGTTGGCGAAGGAACTCGGGGACGAGTACCGCAATTTGACCGTCCGCCGCGTTCAGACGCTGCGCGACTCGGGCAAGATCACCCCCGTGCCCGGCCCGTGGGCTCCCGACTGGCCCGAGATGTTCGTCGTGGGAGAGGTGCTCGACCAGCATCTGGCCTACCCCAGCAGGTCGCGGCGCAAGGTGGGGAGCAGCGCCGGCTAGACCCGTGTTCCATGATCGCGTCGTGGCTACGATATTGAAAATGGTTGCCGTCCACCTGGTTATCCCGGTTGGCGGCAATCTTCTTTTCGCCGGTCCTCCTGCCCAAGGGCGTGGCGGAACCATCCGATTACTGAACCGGTATCCGTATGCGACCTACCACGGCGCCGATCGCCCAGCGCAATTCGCGTGGCTCACCGACTCCGATCGGCACACGTGACCACGCGCCTCACGCAGGCGCCAGCGATGTGCGACGTCGAAAAACTCTGTGCACCAACGACCAATCTCACCGCACTGGCGCCCGGATGGTTGACAAGAGCGGTCTGCTCTGCGTCCGCCGCGCCTACGCCGCAACGTGATCGCTCGGTCGATCGAACGATTCGAGCGCTGAAGAATGGTGACTCGGGAGGCCCTGCCGGTCCACATGCGTTGTGGAATGCGATCGAGAACGAAGACCGGTCTCGGGTGGGGTATCGGCTGATCAAGACCGATATCGATGGCGCAACCAGTTCGGCGGCCTCGAGGCCGACGACGCCAAACGATCGAAGGATCTCGAGCCCGAAAACGTCACCCTGAAAAGGCTTCTCGCCGAGGCAGAGTTGGAGAAAGCGGCGTTGAAAGAGGTCGCCAAGGGAAACTTCTGACCCCGGAATGCCGGCGGGCCGCCGTGGCTCATCTGATGAGCGTGCTCGAGGTGAGCGAGCGGTTCGCCTGCCGGGTCACGGGGCAGCATCGAAGTACTCAACGCCACCCGCCGGCGTCGCAAACGCCCACTGATCCCGATTCGGCACTGCGGGATTGGCTGCGAACCTGGGCACGGAATCATCCGCGGCAGGGCTTCCGCCGCGCATACCACGACGCTCGCGCCGAAGGCTGGACGGTCAACCACAAGAAGATCCAACGCCTCTGGCGCGCCGAAGGGTTGCGGGTGCCTACCCGGCGGCGCCGCAAACGGATCGGAACCTCCACCGCCACCGCGGTGACCGCGCAGGCACCGAACCGAGTGTGGGCGGTGGATTTCCAGTTCGACGCCACCGACGACGGCCGCCCGGTCAAGATCGTCTCGATCATTCCGCGCTGGGCTACCAGATTCCGGCCGGATTCGCTGCCATCTGCATCCACCGATAATCGGCTCTCACGCTCAGTGGACCGAAGCACGGGGTCCCGTCAGTTGGATGAAATCGAAGCGAGCAGCGAAGTGGATCGACGGAATGGCAACATCTACAGCTGGGAGTTCCAGGAACTCCTTGGCCCAAGCATCCCGACTACATGCGCCGCCAGGATGCACGCAGAACTCGATGCCATCCGGGAATGCGGCCGACATCAGCGCGGCACTGCCACTGGACCTCAACCAGTCGATGTTCGACAGCTTCTGTATTCCATTGTCGATGTGGAGCTGTCGGAGACGTTGCGCGGGCTGGTGGTCCCGTACAAGCGAGCCACCTACGACAGTGTCAGCGGCGCATGGTTGAGCGGGCAGATCCGCCTCGCACCCCGGGACCGGTATCAGACGAACTTTCCTGGGACGCTGTCTCGGAATGGGTTGCCATGCCGAGCGCGCGGGACATTCGTCGGGAACTCGCCGACTATCCCCGCACAGTCGATGCGATTCCCTCGTGGATGCGCGAACATCGTGGTTGATAGTGATGACCACGGTGCCTGATTTCGGTGGCTGCGGCAAGGGCGTCGGCGCAGCCACCGAAATCCAACTAGGTGAGGCTGCTGCCGATCCTCAACGGAAGATACACAACGCAGCCTATCGGACTTGTTCTGCGCAACAGAGCCAGTGACGTCGGCACGGTGAATGCATCTCGACCATTGACGGTCGACTTGGCCTGACCGCCCTGTGCGGACCGTTCTTGGACCAGTGACCGGTCGAATGCCGACCCGTTCCCGATGTTCGGATAATGCTGCAGCACAAGCCCGCCACCGTTGACACGATTCATGCTGCATCGATCCGGAAACTCCGGCACCGGATGCTGTTTGGTGACGGGAGGAATCAGGGCAGAACCTGCGGAATGACGTCCGGGGCGATCGCGCCGACGATCAAACCGACCAATGCGCCCTGGAAAGCGGGGCCGAGGGCGCACAGTGGTATCAAGGGAATTCCGACGATGGTGGCGGCGCAGACGACAACTCCGAACACGCCCCCGACAATCGCACCCGCTGCCGCGCCATTGGCCAGCGGATCATGGTTGGCCGCATTGGGATTGGTGGCGATGTCCTGCGGTACCGCAGCCGCCACCGGTTGCAGGACCTCCGCAGTAGCCGGCTGTGCGACATCCGCGACGGCGGGCTGCTCGATGACCGGGATCACCTGCTGAACCGTTCCCGGAGCCTGCGCAGCCTCGAACGTCTGCACGACGGGGACCGCCTGTGGGGCGACGCCCGTGGCGTCGGCAGAAGCTGCCCCCGCGCCCGCGAAGGTCACCGCGATCGCAAGCGGCAACGCAGCGATGAGAGCCTTACGGCCGAATTTTCTGCTAGTCAGACGCATGATTTCCCCTATCCTCCCGACCCCGCAGAGGCTGCAAACCGATTGGCGGGCAGCATGTTTCGCGGTGCGAATTACAACGGTGAAGTTCTATCCGATCCTGGTCACCGAATCAAGTCCTGGTGCTGTTGTGCGTCTATGCTGTTCGGGCTGGGCGGCCATGCGGAGTATGGGCCGGAGTCCGCAGCCTGCAACATGATTCGAGCATTTTGCTCGGCCGCCCTTGTCCGTATCGCGATTCGCGCCGCCGCCCAACCGGCTCCGATTGGCACATCGTCACCACGCGCCTCACGCAAGCGCCGGTGCTGTGCGGAGTGGGAACCGTCTGTGAACCGCCGACGGTTCCCACTACGCCGCCGTCGGCACGGTCGACAACGGCGGTCTGCTCGGCCTCCGCCGCACCCACCTCATCGTTCGTCGGTCGAACGATGCGAGCACCGCTGAGCGATGCCTCGGAGGGCCAGTTCTGCGGCCGAAATATCTACTCTCACCAGCGTTTTCATTTACAGGCGAAAATCGAGTGTTGACAATGCGATCGCGTTAGGTGAAGATTGGTGCAGCGCCAGAGCTGCGCCTTCACCCGGAAGGCATCCGGGAATCTTACTCTTTCGGATCTTTTTGATCTATTTCCTCGTGGCCTTGTCGTGTTCGAAGCCTCGGACGCAACAGGGCCACTGCCATACCGGAGCCTGTTCGGCTTCCACTGATCATGCGGCACGCCCCCGAAACCCTTCCGATGTCGATCGACAAGCGGGGCAGAGCTTGCCGCAGAACCCCGGATGCGTCGCCCGTCTCCCGCCACCCCTGTGCGCGGTCGCAGACGACGCGGGCGTCCGGGTTCGCCTCGCCCCCGGCGTGCCCCTCCAGGCCGGGGGCGAGGTGTCCATCCCGCCGACTGCGGTTCGGTCGGCCATCCCGCGAGGAGGCACCCATGGACGACGCCCTGCGCGAAATGCTGGAGCTGAACATTCACACCGCTCTGCCGACGCCACCCACCGCCGACCTGGCCCACCAGATCATGCGCGTACACCGCGAATGCGCCACCGACTGCTGCCGCCGCAAAGACCAAGCGCGGCGAACCCTGATCGCCGAGGGCTGCATAGTCCCTGACTCCTCGCGCACCCGCTGACCCCACCAGCCCGTCCCGCAGACTCCTCTCTCCCGCAACACAATCGCGGTCGCAGAGAGTCCGAGCCGCGGGGCGCCCGCCCCACCCCCGGTTTTGCTACGAGCCGGGGGTGGGGCATCCCGACCAAGCAGTGAAATCACGTAACGAGTAGAAGCTCATGGACGGTTGAACGATGTTTTTCGAAGACGTGCGAAACAGCCCGCAATTCACGCGCTTTGCCGATGGCGGGGAAGTCGAGGAGGGCCGACTTCCAGATTATGACGACGGGTTTCTTGCGACGACGCGCCCCGGTAGGTTGGCTCCTTTTCTCCAGTGGTCGACCATAGCGTCGTCCGGGGGCCAGATGCTGGGCAAGGCGCTCCAGGGGAAGGCATTCGCCGCGGGTGGTGCGGTCGAGGAAGAGCACGGCCCCGAAAGCAGTGACGGCGGCTTCCTGTCCACATCCCAAACAGGTTCGCTGTTCCCATTTCTACAGTGGCACAACTGGTACAACATCTACCGGAACACCAGGGACCAGGTGACAGCGGCCGGCGGGGAGGCGGCGGTCTCGGCGCTCGCCGGTGCCGTTACCGGACCGGCGGGCGCGGCCGCGACGGCGGCGGTCACCGCGCTGACCAGCATGGCGGGCGCCGTTGTCGAACAGTTCTCGACGCAATCCGAAGCGCTGCGACGGTTCACTCCGTTGCCGATGTCGTCGCAGCCGCAACTGCGCACCCTCGAAGGTCGGCTCGGCGGCGGTCCGGATATCGACCGAAGCACCACCATCAACGTGATCGAGTCCGAAGGCTACGGCCCGGCAACGTCGAAGGACGCGCTGAGCAGTCGCGTGCTGACATATCTGTCTCACGTGCGCTGACCTTCGGAACACGCACCGCGACAAATCATTTCGTTTCTGTGGGAGCCGCGCCTGTCCTCTTCGCATGCGATCAGACCCGAGAGGAGGTGATGAGAATGCTCACCGTCGTCGCAGACGTCGTCAAGTTGATCAGCGATTTGATTCCGCTGTTGCTGCCACTGTTCGGGCTGTGATCCGCAGTGCCAGAACAGGGTTCGCGGGGCGGATGCGCCACTTACCGCGTATCCCTGGAAATCCGAGGGGCCTCGATCGCCGTCCGTCCGAGGCGTCGGCCCATACCTGAACGAATTCGTTTCCACGGAGCACCCGTGAACCCGACTCTTGGAGAAATCGTGCCTACCACCGAAGATTCCCCCGGCCTCGCCGAACAAATCGTCACCGACATCAAGGCCGTTGTCGCCCGCCTCGCGACCCTGAAAGCCGATATCGACGTCTTGTCGAACCTGGCGCAGGGCTTGGCCATGACCGTCGACGCGGCGCTTCCCGCGCCGGAGCCGACGGCGGGCAGCCTCGACGCCACCGTTTCGCTCGGCTCGGCATCGGAAGCGGTGTCATGACCTATCCAGTTGCGGGGGAATTCCCCGATTTCGAACAGTTCATGATCGATCTGTTCACCCCGGTCGCCACCACCGTCACCACGCTGCCTGCCACGTCAGAGGCGTTGCAGTCGGCGTTGCCGCTGATCTGGGTTCGCAAAATCGGCGGGACACTGGACATCAACGCGATCACCTACAAGGCGAAGGTGAACGTCGTTGCCTTCGGCACAACTCGTGGTCAGGCGCAGCAGCTCGCTGTGCAGATCCGTGCGGCGATGCTCGGAGCTCCCGCCAGCCGTGTCAACGGTGTGCTCGTCGACTACGCCGAAGAGGTCGTGGCCGACGAGCCGAAGTTCCATCCGCCGATCCTGCGGCGCAGCCGCGGTCTGACGGAGGTGCCGGATCTCGATCCGCTCAACCAGATGGTCGAGATCGCCTTCTCGATCGAAGCCCGCCGCCAGTAGGCGGGTGACGCCCATTTCCCGATGGGCCTTTCAGCGGTACCACCCGGTGCCGATCTTCGTTAACCATGCCCGCGTCCGCGCGGGCGCTCGAATGGAGACACATGCCTGCCACCAATCTCACGGCGCTCAAGTCCGCTCAGCGTTCGCTGCTGCTCAAGCCGCTCGACGCCGCCGTGTTCCTCGCGCCCTGGTACACCGCCGCGCCGACGGCGTTCACCGATGCCAGCGGCGCGCTGCAGACGCTACCCGCGGCTTTCAAGCCGGTCGGGCTGATCGACAAGAAGACCGGTGTGGCCTTCGCCCGCGGTATCACCGCGGCGCCGATCGAGGCCTACGGTGAACTGCAGCCGGTGCGCAACGACATCACCAGCGACATCACCACCATCGAGTTCCAGCCGCAGCAGACCACCGCGCTGACCCTCGAGCTGACCACCAGCGCGAACCTGGCCCAGGTCAAGTCGAACGCCACCTCCGGTGAGGTGTTCTTCCCGCAGCCCGCCTCGGAGCAGATCACCTACTACTCGGCGATCATCATCGGCAAGGACGGCAATGACGCCGAACCGATCTACGTGTTCAAGGTGCTGCCGAAGGTCGCCGTCAGCAAGTTCGGCGGCGAGCAGTGGAACCCCACCGAGGTGCTGGCGCAGAAGCTGACCATGGTCGCGTTCAAGGACGACACCGCAGGCTACGCCGTCGCGCACGGCTTCGGCGGCCTCGGCTGGAAGAAGATCGTCGCCCAGACCGGCATCGCCCCCGCGGCGTGACGCCGCTCGTCGCAGCGCGAATTCTCCCTTGATCACCCAGGTTCCGGCCTGGGCGTGGGGCGTGTCATGTGTCTCCGGTCATGGCACGCCCCACACCATTTCCTGTCCATATTTCCGGAGAAGAAAGCGGGTCCACCAGTGTCCGCCATCCCCACCGAATTCCCCGTCACGATGACCGACGGCGAGAACGACTACATCGTCTCCAGCGCCACCGAGTACGTCAACGCCGTCTACAAGCTCGGCCACGCACTGAAGGCCGAAGCCGCGGACGAGACCGCGCGCCGCCGCTCGGCCAAGTCCAAGTAACACCACACAACCCGGAGATCACTCATGGCTACCACACCCGAAGCGGCCGACAAGGCCGAGGCCGGCGGACGATTCTACGAGCTCCAGCAGGAACTCGCCCCGCGCAGACGCGGGCCCTACCGACTGACCGACGACATCGCTATCCCGCCCGTAACCCGGGGCCAGCTGCTGGCCCTGCGACGGACCCAGAACGACGACGAGCAGATGACCATCGTGCTGGGCGACCAGTACGAGGCCGTCGAAGCGCTGTTCGCCGAGCGGCCGCTGGACGAGTGGTACGCCTTCCAACGCGATCTATACGCCCACCTTTTCGGTCAGGGCTCCTCGGAGCTGCCGGGGGGATCGCAGGGCTCGTAGAGTTCTGGGAACGTTTTGGTGCCGCGCTCGACTACGACTTGCTCGAGCGCGGCATCGACGTCCGGGACTGCTTCGGGCCCACCTCGATTCGCACGCGCGACTGGCGCACCATCTGGACGTTCAAAGACCGGCTGCCGCACGGTTCACAGTATCGTTCGGCGCTGTCGATGGACCGCGAACTCGCCGAACAGATGGTCATCGCCGAAGAAGCGGCCGACCTCTACGAGGACGAATCGGCGAGGCCTGCTGGACCTACGCCCGAGGGCTACACGATCGATACCTACCTGCTTCTGTCGATCATCGATGCCCTGCAAGGCGTGCAAGCCGCGATTATCGCAGCTGCAGGCGGCGACCCGCCTGCCATCCGCCCCATGCCCCGCCCCGTCACCGCGGCGGATCAGGTACGCGACGAACATCGCGATCGCTCTATGCAAAACCTCATTGACCAATTCACCGCATACACCTGGGAGGACTGATGATCTTCTCGGCAATCTTGCCCGCTCAGGCGGCCGGTGGCGCGGACGCCACGGTCCTGGCCGGCGTCTATTCCCCCGGCTTTTACAGTGGCGACACCATCACGGATGTCGAACTGGTTGCCCCACCCGGCTATTCGGCCATCACCGGAGCGGCAACCAACAATGTGACCGTCTCGGTTCGCCACATTCGCAATGGCACGGTCCTGCGGACTTTCGCTGCCGTTACCACAACAGAGGGCACGAACCTGGTCCCCGAATCTCCGATCTCCATCCCGATCACGGCGCAGCCGGTCCTGCTGATGGGTGACGTGATCGACGTGCAGATGCACCAGAACGGGGCCGGCCAGGCAGTCGGAACCGGACTGACCGTCTACGTATTCGTCAGCTGAACGGAGTCCGAAGCTTCGCTCATTCGCATCTCAGATGGCTCATACCGATTGTCACCACGGTGACCGAGCCTTCCGGTGCGCCCTCGGGCCAGCCGGTGGCTGAAGCCCCGTGCTGCGGACCGGGCGTTCTCGTTGTGAGATCAATGGTTTCGACTGCACGGTCGAGCCACCATCCCGTGTTCCTACACATGTCCCATCCGCGGCCGTCGCTACCGCTCGAATACAACTCGAGTGGCAATCCGCGGGAGTCCCGTAGATGCTGCAGCAGGCGGTCGGCGACGCCGCTATCGGGCGTGCCGTCGGTACTGCCGATGGACAGGACGCGGTGGCACCACGGGCCTTGTCGCGATTCCGAGCACCAGGACGAATCCGCGAGCACCACAAGGCCATCGGGTAGTGGCAGCACCTGATCGGCGGCTGGCACCGGAACCGGTTTCCCGCCATAGGACGGCGAGCCGTCCGACCAGATCCACAGCATGAGCAAGACACCGAGTGGGCTTGCCACACAGTAGAGAACGACGAGAGCGCCACCGAGCGCGGTGCGAAGTGAAGCCATGCCACCCGCTCCTCGGTCGGCGATCAGACCCGCCACCAGGATGACCGCGCTGGCCAGGGTCAGCAACACCTCGACGCTGTACTGGACGTCGCGCAGCGTCCAAGCGAGGAACGACACCACCAGTTGTGTCGCCGCGATCGCCGCCAGTGCGACGCCTACCCATAGGCGATACCGCGGCGACCGCGCCGCCAGCAGCCAGCACACCAACGGAATGACAAAGACCAGTCGTTCCACGCGGCCAGCCTAGCCGCAGCCGCATTCGACCGCCCATCTGACTGATCTCGTTGTTGCGCGGTGGATTCCGTGAGGAGGAAAGCTATGAGTAGTACGTGGGACACGCCGCCGCCGAGTTTCGACAAGAAGCCGGACCAGAGCAAGGTGGACGGGCTCCGGCCGGGGCAGCGCACGCTGGTCTGGGATGCGGTGATCAGCGGTTCGATGGCTGGGGTCGATCCGCGCTTGGTGCTGGCTATCGCGCTGGAGGAAGCGGCAGACCAGCACGATGACGATGGAACGCTGCACGATTTGAATCAGTGGGGGAAGGGCCGGACCCCGTGGATCGGCAGGATGACCAACCCGGCCGGCTGGTCTCTGGGCATTACCAACATCAAAGAGCGCACCTTCGAAAAAGTCAAAGAGAAATATCCCAGCGTATTTCATGATCACGAATGGTCCGACCTCGCGAACGACGACACTCTGGCTGTTCGTACTACCGCCTACTATCTCAAGTACTTGCAGGAAACGTATGCCGGCGCGATGCCGGACGAAGTCAAGCGGAACTATACCCTGAATCAATTCTTGGCCTCGGCGTACAATGCGGAGTTCGATGCCGATGGCGATAACAATGTGTTGGAGTGGGTCAAAAACAAGGACCTCGGGCAAGGGGATTCGAGGGGCTATCGAGATCGCGTCAAGGACAAGCAGTGGCAGCGTGCCGAGTCCTTGCTATCGACGATGTGGACTTGGAAGGACCACTCTGGCATCCGGCCGATCAGCACAACGCTGGATTCGCCGGATCAACCTGCCGCGCTGCTGAACTCGTGGCTGAATACCGGTGCTTCGATCCTCGATTCGATTCTGCGCCCCGCGCGGGGCGCCGTGCCGATCGCTGGTGGCATGGACCCGAACCCGAATCGTCAGACGGCGGTGAAATATGCCGATGACTGGGCGATCATGAGCAACTGGGAGTATCCGAACTACGATGCGAGCGGCGGCGACTGCACGAGCTTCGCGTCACAGGTTTTGCACGCCGGAGGTTTTCAGTTCGATCCCTCGCGGGCCGACGACAGCTTCGCGGTGACCGACCGCTGGCATCCCTACAACCGGAAATACAACCACATCGGCACTGAGGCGCAGCATGAAGCAGGTGATTCGGCGCCGCGTCCCTGGCTGAATGTCCAAGGGTTGTACAGCTATATCGCCAACGGATACGGGAATACGAACGGTGGGCCGACGGGAACGCGGCTGGCGCCGATCAGCGTCAACCCGATCACCGGGAATCCCGATCCCAACGCGTTGACCAATGCCGGACTGCGTCCCGGTGACTTGGTATTCGTCAGTTTCGGCGAGAAGAACAAGGACGGGTCCCCGCTCCTCAGCCACACCATGGTCTACGCCGGCCACGGCAATGCGCGGCAGCGTATCGGTGAGGATGAAAACGGCAACCCGAGGTACCAGTACTTCGAGGACGCCGATTTCGTCGACTACCACAGCAGCAATGTCTACCACGGGTTCTGGGCCATCCCCAAGGTCGACGAGGACACGGAGAAGGTCGTTACGGACCGGACGGTCACTTACTACCCCGTGCGCATGAACTACCCCGGCGACGCGCAATATCCCGTCCAGCGAGCGGCGGGCGGTGACATCAGAGGTCCCGGTTCGTCCATCGGCGACAAGATTCCGGCGTGGCTGTCCGACGGCGAGTTCGTCATGAACGCACGCTCGACATCGGTGAACCGTCCATTCCTGCAGGCACTCAACGCTGACCCGTTCTTCCTGCAGAAGATGCTCGTGCAGCGGGATGCTGCCGCGGCGGCGAGAGCCAATGCGAATGCCGGCGGGTACGCGCCGGCGGCCGGCGGTGGGGCCGCGACCGTGAACATTTCCATGTCGAGTTCCGAGGACATTGTGGCGCGGTTGAAGGTGCTGTCGACGCAATGGGAGCTGATGAATTCCAGGTAGGCGGTATCGACGCCTCCTGGTTCGAGATCGCCTGTCGGCGAGTCTATTTCAGATTTTCGAAAGAATTGAGGTGAGGTTGTGGCGTCGAATGCCGCGATGATCACGGTGACCGGAGTCGACGGATCGGTATGGACGATCGCCGGCCAGGGCAGCGGCCGTGAGGGTGTGGATTTGGCTACGTCGCCGAGCGGGCTGTACGACGCTCCGGTGACGACGATCTGGAACCAGTCGGCCTTCCAGATCGGCTCGTCGTTCGGTGGATACCGGACCAACAAGCGCGATGTCGTATTCGCGGTCAACGTCTTCGAAGCCGCGGGGCGGTCGTGGGAGGGAGTGGACTCCGCATGGCGCAAAGCATGGGCGTACGACCGGGATTCGACGCTGACGATCACGACCGACTTCGGAACCCGGTCGCTGAAGCTCCGGATGTCCGAGCAGCCGGACTTCAAGCCGGACAAGGACCCGCATCTGCGGAGGCAGGGCAAGGTCGTGATGACCTGTGTCGCGGGCAATCCCTGGTGGGTGGAGTCGGATGTGACGAGCACGTGGACGTCGACCATCGACACCACGGGCGCGAACGTGAGCCAGCACGGCACCGTCAGCATCGCCAACCCGACCGATCAGCCGATGTGGCTGAAGTGGGTGTGCTCGGCGCCGGGCAAATGGACGCTGCCCGACTTCTCGTGGGGCGCGGTCGATCGTGACGAGGCGCGTGTCATCACGCTGCCTGCGACCGGTGCGGGGCAGGACTTGACGGTTGACACCGATCCGATGGAAGAGATGATCGTCGCGGCGGATCGCTCGCAGATCTGGGCGTTGATGAACGGCGTCAGCTTCCTCTACCCGATGCCCGCGTACACCCCTGCCACCGATATTCCTGTGAAGGTGGCCGGCGCGCCGACCGGCGCTTCGGTGATGGTGGTGCAGCCGCGGAACTGGTCGCGTCCGTGGGGGTTGCAGTGACCACCGCGCTCGATCTGCCCGCACTCTACGCGGAGGCGCAGCTGGCCAAATCGACTCGCAAGCAGCAGCGCTACGCGCGACCGCTGGTGCGGCTGTGGGACGGTGACTGGAATCTGCGCGGCGTCTGCGGCGCGGAGATCAGCGCCGACTTCCGATGGGTGCTCAACCAGTCCGGTACCGGCTTGCTGGTGCTGCCTTACGACTACTACCTGGCCAAGTGGGCCGTGGACATCAACGGCCGCACGAAGCAGAACGTGCACATCACCGTCGACAAGGACGGCGCGCGCTGGGACGGCCGGTTGGAGAAGGCGGTCATCAAGACCGACGACCACGGCGTCACGACGGTGGAGCTGCTGTTCATGCACTCCTATCAGGAACTCAAGCACATCTATTGCTGGTCGAATCCGTTTCTCCCTGCGGCGGTGCAGTTCCCGCGCGAGTTCCTGCTGGCCGGACCCGGTGTGTGGGTGCTCAAGACGGCACTGCACCTGAACCTGCTGCGATTGGAAACGGCGGGGTGGACACTGCCCGACGATCCCATGGACGTCAGCAGCTGGGGGAACCTCGACCAGTCGAACTGGGCAGTGGTCGTGAAGCCCGGCGACTTCGTCTCCGATACGTCGGTGTGGACGATCTTCGGCTCCCGGTTCCGGAACTTTCACGAGGCCGCGGCAGGCACCTTGGAGACTGCGCAGCTGGCCGTCGTGACCCGGCGTTGGCTCCGCGGCGACCCGGCGCCGTGGCCGGGCGCAAACCTGCGGCACGGCTGCCTGGTGGTCGACATCGTCGACAAGTCGGGCTTCTGGACCGGCACAAGCACCGGTGGAAACATGTGGGACGGCCTGCAGCACACCATGCAGGTGCTCGACAACACCCTGCTCGACTACAGCCCGGACGTGCTGCCCGACCTGAACGCACCTGAGCTGTACAAGAATCCGGGATGGATGGGGACGCTGCCGTCGAATCCCTGGGTGGTGTATCGGCAGAACGAGCACACCGGTATCCAGACTTCGCAGTTCGTGGTGAATCCGTCGTCGGCGGTGCAGATCCTCACCGGCGGTCACTCGATGCCCGGCGTGAACGAGGCGATCTCCTCGGCGATCCAGTTCGTCGGCATGGTCACCGCCGGTGCGCTCGGCGAGGTGCCGTTCGTCGGTCCCATCCTGGCGGGTGTCGCCAACGGTACGACCGCGGTGGTGGACACCATCGCGATGGCGCTGCTGTCCGACACGCTGTTGGCCTGGATGGAGTTCAAATCGCCGCAGCGGGAGAATAATTCGGGCTGGTCGCACTACTACGAGCATTTCGAGAACAGCGCCGATCGCGCGTACACGCTCGGCTCGCTGCTCACCCTCGGTGAGGGTCTGTGGAAGACACGACGCCACTTCACCCACAAGTTCACCGTCGCGAACGGCGAACCGTATCTGATCGGCGATCAGGGCCAGGGGCACTTCTTCCTCGGCGACCGCGTCGGTTCCACCGTCAAGGGCATGCCCGAGGGCTCGATTTATGTCGACCAGGTCACCGAGCTCGAGCTCGCATGGTCGCGCACGGCCAGTCCCGCCTGGCAGATCACCATCGGTTCGGACCGCGATCACGACATGCCGTTCGCGAAGTCCATGCGGGTGGTCGCCGACATCGTCGACGACATTCACGCTCTCGCCGTCCAGATGTGATCCCGGCCGAGCTCGCCGCACCGCGGGCTCGGGACGGTCGAACAGGGCGGTCTCGCCAAATCTCATTTCTATTGCCGGAGAGAACTATGCCTATTCCCTTGCACGAGGACTGCGATCCCAACGATCCGTACGACGCGTTCGTGTGGGCACTCGTCGGATTGCCCGGACCGCGGAACTCGCCATTGCTGGTGCATCCCGACGTACTTCGTCAGTGGTCGAAACACCTCTGGGATCTCGGTTTTCGGCACTACGCCGACGAGCAGACCAAGGAATACATCCCGCCGGCGCGTGGCGTCACCCATTGGCTCAACGGCGCGGGCCAGTGGGCCGAGAAGGGCGCCCCCCGGCCGCCGGAGACCTCGGCCCCCGACGTGGCCCAGCTGACCCCGGACGAGCGGGCGGCGCTGGTGGAGCAGTTGCGCGAGTCGGGTGAGCTCAAGCATCTGGTCGATCCGCGCGAGCTCGACCTCAACCACGCGCAGGTCGGCGATGCCGAGAGTGCCGCGTCCGGTGGTGACAGATGACGAGTCCCGACAAGAAGATTCCCGCGGGCGCCTATACCGGAGGCTCGATCCGCAACCTCCAGAAGGTCACTTGGGCGTCGGCGCAAGCATCGATCATGTCCAATGTCATGCAGTCCTTCGCCGGCGTGGACGCCATCGGCGCGAACCTGAACTCAGCGACCAGCCGTGCGCTCGACGCGGCGAATTCGGCGCAGACCGATGCCTCCGACGCGCAGTCGACCGCGAACGCGGCGCAGAACACGTCGGCATCGAACGCGGCGGCGATCGCCAATCTGCAAACCGACCGGACGCAGAGCGAAGTGGGCGGCGCGGCGGTTACCGACAGCTTCGAAACCTGGGACACCACGAAGTGGTCGGTCGCCAAGTGGGCCGACGGAAGTCACACCGTGCCCGACATGGTCATCGTCAGCAACCAGGCTGGGATCGCGAAGAGCGGAAATACTGGCACGGGCGGCAATTTCGCGCTGTACAAGACCCCGCTCATGACCGACTCGCAGTCGGTGTCATTGGTGTTGGGGCGTGCCAACCAGGCCGGCTATTTCACCGGCAGCGGTGTCATCATCCGTGCGGCTGTCGACCTGTCGACCTTCGTACTGGTACAGATCGGGACGAGCAAGATCTCCCTCCAACGCGCGACGATGGTCAATGGCGAGCTGACCGTCACGGTCTGGACCGAAAAGACGAATCTTGCGCTGAACACCGGCGATACGGTGACTGTCGCGGCGACGGGGTCGTCCTACGAGGTGCTCGTCAACGGTGTCAGCAGGCTTGGCTACCAGGACACGGCTGTCACGTCCCCGGTCGGCGCGAGCAACCGCTGGGTCGGGTTCTTCAGCGCCTGCCTTGTCAGCACGAGCTGGTCTAGCACCACCCTGTACTTCGGTTTCGACATCGAATCCTTCGCCGCGGCCGACACATCATCGCCGCCCGTCGTCGGCACAGGCTGGTCGCTGTATCGCCAGAGCACCACGGCGATCTCGCAAAGCGCGGGAAATGCGCGGTACGGCACCATCTTCGACACGGTTCGTCAGGCGAACAAGGTCAACGTCCTCAATCTGGCGTCGGGCCAGATCCAGATCACCAAACCCGGCTGGTATGTGATGAGCGTCGGCGCCCAATGGGCGCAGGCTTGCGGATCGGGCTACAACTACAACGTCTCGTTGTGGTCCGCGCCGAGTCCCGAAGGGCAATGGAAGGTCGTTCGCAACAGCGGTGAGACCGCAGGAGACGCGGTCTACCGCGTTTCGGGAACATTCGTTGTTTTCGCGGGCGCGGGAAGCGTCTGGGCGCCGGGCTATTACATCCCCGGCGCCAACCAGATGTACGGCGACGCATCCGGCACCCACACCTATTTCGACGGGACGCTCAGCTCCTTCTCCTGAGTCCGGTCCACCTGCCGAAGCGCTTACCCGTCTGCGGTGCGCCGCGAGTGCGCGATCCGCATCGAATCGGCCGCAGTTAGGCCGAATCCCTGGCCGAACCTGTCCAGCGAACCCATGGACGAGGTCGAACAAAACAGAGGAACCCTATGAGCACACCGAACGATCCCGGATACCTGGGCTATCAGCCCACCCTTCAACCGCTGAAGCTGACCACCGGCGCCAGCTTCGTGCAGACTATTCAGCCCTCCGACGGAGCCGTTTTTCCCGCGGGCACTCAAGTTTCCATCGTGCTGACCGCGCCGGGCGGCACGTCGATCGGCGCATGGTCGGCCAACGTCAGCTCGACCACCGCGACCTGGACCGTGCCCGCCGCGACCTGCGACGAGATCCCGACCAACTCGCGGTACACGATGCTGGTCACCTACCCCACCTCGCCGGCGACCACCTACGCCTGGTACGCGGGCACCGTCATCCGCACCTAGACCCGAATCCGAAGTCGTTCCCGGCCTGCGGGTTCGACGACTCGCTGTTTCCATCACCTCGACAAGGAGCTCGACAATGGCCATCGCCGTCACCTCGACCAAGAACGCGCTGTGCACCGCCTACGCCAACATCGCCACCACCGTCTACGTCTCGGTCCACACCGCCGACCCGGGCACCAACGGCGCCAACGAGGCGTCCGGCGGTTCGCCCGCCTACAAGCGGGTCGCCACCACCTGGTCCGCCCCCGCCAACGGCCAGATCACCGGCAGCCAGGTCACCATCGACCTGCCCGCGGGCACCTACACCCACGCGGGTCTGTGGAGCGCTCTCAACGGCGGCACCTTCATCGACAAGGTCGCCATCGCTTCCACCACCCTCGGCGCTCAGGGCACGCTGCTCATCACCCCGACCTTCACCATGAGCTGACCGGCGCGAATCGGAGAGTTCGATGACACCACCAGGTCAGGTGATCACGGCGGCTCTGCCTGCGCCGCCGACGGTGGCTCTTTCCGTTCCGGCGCCGTCAGCCCGCGCGGGGGCGCTACCGAGGACACCGGTCACCGTCATCGACGGGACGCGGGTCCCAGTCGTGCCCGCCTTCGTGTACGCGGCCTTCGCGGGCGTCGCCGGTCCGGCCGCGCCCTCCACTCCGTCCGCGAGAGCAGCGGCCGCCGTCGGTGAAGCCGGTCTGCTGACGGCCGTGACGCGATCGTCGCAATCGGTCGTCCCCGGTTTCGGCGACACCGCGTCACCTACGGCGCGTGTGGTCGTCGGTTCCGGTGGGGCTGTGGTGCTGAACGCGTCGTTCGACGCCGACAACCGTGGTGTGGCTGCCGATGCCACGTTCACCGGTACCGGCGAGCTTTCGGCGGAAAGCGCGATGTACTGCGATGCGTTGCCGTCGTTCTACGCGCTGGGTACCGCCACGGCGGCTGTCTCCAGCAATTCCGGGTAGTCAGGGCCTTCGACCCGCAGGCAGAACCCGGGCGGCGCTTGCCGCCCGACGTGGTGCCGCGCTCGGCCAATGGTCGGGCGCGGCATTTCGTTTCCCGGAGTCTTCGTTTCCCGCCTTGGGCTCCATGCTCGCGGTTGCTCGCACGGGAGACGTGAATCATTGGATACCAATCGTTTTGAAGGAAGTCGCTGTGGCAGACCCTGCATTCAAATCGGCGAGACTGCCTGTGTCGCCATCGGCTACTCCAGCAATCCCGGCGTCGCCCGCCAGCCGCTCGGCGTTGCCTTCGGCGCCGGTGGCTTTCGTTGCGGGCAAGTACATTCCCGTAGTCATCCCGTTCATCCGTGCTGACACGACGGGTGCCGGCGCGCTGCTCGCGTCGGCCGTCGCATCGACATCCGAACAGGGCATCAGCACTGCGTCAGGACAATTGGCGGCACAGCACACCCCGAGCCAGTCCGGTGTCGTTGGCTTCGAGAGCGGCGGTTCGGCGCGTGCCCAGGTCGCGGCGGGGCTTTCGGCGAAGGTGCTGGTTTCCGCCGGGTTCGGCAGCGATGGCCGCGCGGCGGCGATCAACGCGATCGCGCGCGGCGCGGGTGAGTTGTCAGCCACCGTCGTACCGCATTCCGGTGCGGTGTCGGCGTTCTACGGCACGGCCACCGCGACCGGTGCGCTCGTCCTTCCGCCTGTCGCGGCTTCCGCGCAATTGGCAGGTAGCGGCACTCTCACGGCGACCGCCGCGCCGGGCTTCCGGCCGTCGGGAATGAACAAGAGCGGGACCCAGCCCGGGCCAAACGCCCAGAACGCCTGGGTACAGGTGATCAACTGGACCGCGGACACCGCGAATTACCCGGGCTCGACCGTGGATACGAATGCCCTGGTGAGCCAAGGCGCGCACGCCTCGGCCACGATCGTCGGCAGCGCTGGCTGGACGAACGGAACGTATTCGAACGCGATTGCCGTGCGCCTCAAGAAGAACAACACGGTCATCGCCACCGGTACGTCGGCCAATCCGGCGACCGCGAGCGCAACCGTCGCGGTAGCGCAGGGTGACCGAATCACGCTCGAGGTCACCGATACCAGTCAGTGGCCCGCCTTCTCGACGGCCACGATCAACGCGGCCAATACTTACCTGCGGATCACCTGACCGGCCGGCCCGCTACCCACTCGCTGTTCTACTTCCGCGTGCCGTCGACTGCGGCACTCCTGCCCGATGACGCACCTGTGCCGCTACTCGATCGCTTCGGCCGCCGGGCGTCTGATCGGCGGGGGGACCTCTGGATTAGAGGGGATGAGCCGTGTCTAACAACCGCATCCAGATACTGCCGATCTGTCGGTAACGGTCGGACTCGACCGTATCCCCGCCGACGTTCCTGCGGGGTATCGCCAGCGGCGCCTAACGGCTGGGTACGCCCCCTGAATCGGCGAACGGCCCATCGACATGCCGCTTTTCGGCCCCTCGTCGGGCCGGTCAATCGTTCCTTACCGCGTGATTGTCAGGCCGAATTGTGCACTGCGGCAGCCCCTCTGAGACCGGCTGGCTCTTGCGGCATTTCGAGCCGGATTCTGCGCGCCTGAAACCTTCGAGGAGGCGATGAGCCGTGGCAGATATCTACGGCCTGCCCGACACCACTGGCCGCAAGGAGGGCGATACGTGGACCACCACACTGCCCGACGGGCGAACCGTAGTGAACACGATCCCGCAGGGAAACGGTAATCAGACCGTCGACCAGGTCATTACCAATCCTGATGGCAGCAAGACGAACTCGCGTGTCGCGGGCAACGGACTGGGAGGTTGGCAACGGTGGAATGACGACTCCACTGGGACCTCTTCATATGCCGGCAAAGACACCCAGGACAGCGACGTCTACGGCCAGCACTTCAATCCAGGAGAATCGACCTCGGGTCGGCCGAGTCACGAATTCGGAATGTCGTCCGACTACAAGACTACGGCCACCGCCTCCTACGACCAGCAAGGCAACAGAGTCGGCACCGACGTAGGTCACGCCAACACGAACGGCCTCTACGACAACGTCCACGTCGACAACTACGGCAACAAGACGTTCTCCGCCACCACCCGAGACGGAAATGGCGGGCTGGTCAGCACATTCACCGGTCAGGTCGACAGTGACGGGTACGGCTGGAAGATCCTCGGCGACAAGCGATGGGATGTGTCCCCGGACAGTCAGGGCAAGCCGGTCCTGACCCGTACGGAAACGACCGACAAAGGTGTGCATCTATACCGTATCGACGAGAGCGGCAAGACCACTCATGAATTCCGCGGTAACAAGCCCGGTCAGTGGTACCGCGACACCATCGGCACCGATGCCGAAGGCAAGACGACGATCACCCGCCTGGATGTGCACCTCGGTGTCACCGTTTACGACACCGAAGGCAACATCCTCGAGGGAGGCCCCAAAGTCGCTCCGGGCACCATCGACACCCTGGGTATCGCCGATAAAGTCATCGACACAGTCTTCTTCTGGAACCCCATCGCCAAAGGCGGAAACAAAGCGGGCGTCCATGCCCTTGTCGGTCTCGGCGCCATGGCCGGGTTGTGGGACGACGTATCGGTGCCGCTGAATCTGCCGACGCAGGAGCAAGCCTTCGACGGTCTCGTCGACACCGGGAAGAACTTGGCGAAGGAATACCTCTACCTCGGGGGAACCTTCAAGGACACCAACGGGAATCCGATCTACAGCCCCGACGGCAAGCTCGACCAGCAGCACGCAACACTGAACTTCTACAACGACCTGTCGAAGGCCGTCATCGGCACCGACTGGAGCCAGTTTCCAGACAAACCCCTCGAAACACTCGGCACCGCAGGCTTCGGCATCGCAACCTTCTTCATTCCCGGGCCGAAGGGCTTGACCGGCCTCGCGAACGGTGAACGTCTCGCAGCAGGCCTCGGTGAGGCAGGTGCCCGTGCCGCCATACCCGACCAGCCTTGGCCGAGCCTGCCGGAACGAATCGGCGGTGCCACCGACGAAGGTGGTGTCGCGGCCGGAGGAGGCACCCGCAGTCCGGGAGCGGTCGATCGGGCTATGGCTGCGGCTCGTGAAGCTATGGAAGCGTTGCGGCGGCCGTGGGAGTCGCCCAAAGAGGCTTGGGAGGGAACGGGATTCGGACCAGGAACACCGCGCCGTAACCAACCGATGGACAGCGAGGGCGTGCTCGGCCCTGGCGGCGGACATCCCTCGGCCGGACACGGCGGAAACGCGCCCGAGGGCGGGACCGCGCCGCGCGGGCCGCGGCCACCGCTGCTGCCCGAGGGTGCGCTGGACCCACACCCGGCTCCGGATGCAGTGTCGCCCAGCGATCTACCGCGTTTGCCGGACGGCACGATGTTCGACGAGAACGGAAAGATCGTCTGGGACGGAAGTCTTCCCGATACGGAGACAGGCGTTCCGCTGGGCATGAAGCTCAGAGACGACGGCAAGCTGGTTTGGGATGGTTCCATCCCCGGCACCAGGAACGGAGCCATGCCTCCACGGGAAAAGTTGCCTGGTGGAAAGCAGCCGACCACGACCGGGGATCCAAAGCAAACAAAGCCGAACCCTCCACTACCTGAGCAGCGTGCACTCGAGCGTGTTACGCCGCCGGACCGCGACGGCATGGTCCAGAACCACCCTGACTGGAACGTCGAGAACATTGAGAAGGATTCCAATGTTCGAGGCTTCGTCGGTGACGCGCTCACACGGGCAAAACTCTTGCTGCAGGGCTATAGGATCATCGCGGCCGGAGAAAAGGCGAAGATTCCCGTTCCTGGGAAGCCTGGAGAGTTCTTCAAGCCGGATTTCATTGCGGTGGACAAGAATGGCAATCTTGTCTTGGTCGAATCGAAGTTCAATAAGTCACAGTATCAGCCAGACCAGTTCGACGGCTACCGATATTATGCGGGTAACGGCAAACAACTGGAGATAGACCTCGCTGAGAATCCGGATTTGCTCGCCCGCCTTCGGCGCAATCGGGTCGACCCGAGCGATATGGTTGTCGACCGTGTCGAGACAGTGCGCTGGGACGACCAATGGGCGCCGACGGACGAGGTACTCAGGCGAGCGGCCGACGATCCGACGATTCTCGGGGACCTGGTCGACGGTACGGTCAAGAACCCGGAGTGGCGAGATTCGGCGCTGAGCGCTTTTTCGGAACTGAATGCGGAGGCTGCTCGGCGCTCTTTCAATCTCGGAGACTATCCAGCTGCGGTCCATTATCAGGCTCGATATCAGGCGCTGGAATTGATTCGAAATCTCAGGCCAAGCCTGCAGGCGCTGGAAGAAAGCCTTTTGGGTGCGGGTGCTCCCCCTGGCCGTTCGATCGGAAGTCCGCAGGGAGGCAATATCAGTGCGTCCCTCGATTTGCGCGACGCGGTAACCGAGGGCGCTAATGGGCTTTCATTTTTGACGAACTCGCTGTCTGCGCCGAGTGGAGTGCTGCGGTCGATTGCGCGTGGGGTCGAGCGGCCGGTGGATCAATCGATGATCGTGAACATCCGAACTCCGCCTGCCGCTCCCGATCAGATCACCCGAGCCGAGGAACTGCGAGCGATGACTCATGCCGCGCATCTCTAGGGTTTGAACTGCCTGGTCAGGAACCTGGTCAGGGGTTGGTCTAAGGTGGTGGCGGCCTACTTCGAGAGGGGACAGTGATGGCCGTTGGTGAAGCACGGTTGACGACGATTGTGGTCCAGAGACTGACCGAGGCTTTGGCAGCGGAGGGCTTCGCTCCCTCGGGGCCTATGGACAGTTTGGGCACTGCTGGACCCACGGCCGAGAACCCGTCGTGGGTCAGGATCTGGTTTGTCGGGCCCGACAGCGGGGTGTCCAATATGACGTCCGCAGTGATGGCCACCATCCAGCGAAACGGTCACGGTGGCGTGGGGATCGCCGCAACCGCTTGGATCGTGTCCTCGGCCGTCGAGGAGGTTGTGCGCGATTGGCCAGCGGAAGCGTTGGCCAAGGGCGGCTGGGATCGAAACTATATGGAGTCGGTGGAGTTCGGGTACTTCGAGCGGCCTCTCGACCCCGGGGAAATTTCGGTGGGGGGTGAACCCGGCGTTGATCACGCCGTCCGGGAATTCATGCGTCTTCTCAAAGGGCCTGTCGCTGACTGGTTCTCTCAATTCGACAGTCCAGACAAGCTGCTCACGGCCGCGCGAACGTCAGCCACTCAAGACGACTGGGATCGGGAGAATCCAGATCCTGTTCTCCTCCGTGCGGCAGTTGTCCTGTCCGTTTTGAACGGCCAGGTAGAGGACGCGGCGACTCTGATGGAGTGGTACTTGAGTCGAGACAGGTTCCACCAGTGGGATTCTCTTGATCGCGCGCTGTCCTTCGACGCGGCGATGATCGAGCGCTTCCCAGTCTATGCCGACGCACGGGGACGCTGACGGGCGGGACCATCGCACCGGAGCGCACAGGCGAGTTGCGGGCGAGGAGATGTCACCCGCGCGATGCGGGCGGCTGCGAGAAGAGGTCGGCCACTGACAGGCCGCAGCCGGGCGGTAACACCCAGACCAACTGGAAAAGCTTAGTTTTCGCTTGCGCGACCATGGGCGGTGCAAGCGGCTGCAGACCAGCGCGTGGCCAGGCGGCTGGGCGATCTCGGTCGGCGCCGGATGATGACTACCGACAAGAATGCGGAGGTGACCGATGACGGTCGGGGAGCACGATCGTATCGACCAGGTCGCTGTGGGGCCGGACGGCCGTCTGGTATTGGTGATGGTCGAGGAGCGGTCGTATCGAGAGGGCGATCTCGCGGTGTTGAGCGAGGACTTTCGTCAGAAGTTGAACAGCTATGTTCATGCGGTTCGGTCGGGCTATGCGGAAGAGCTGGCGCGGGAGCGTGGGCTGATAGAGATCGCCGGGGTGGATATCGTCCTGTTCTGTGACACGCACCCACCCGGGATCGTGGAGCAGATGATCGGTTGGGTGAATCGCGAGCTGTCCAACGAAGGTATCGCCGCACGGTGGGAGTCCTGGTCGCCCGGGGCGGTCGGTATCGATGTCATCGAGCGTGCCCTCGTGACCGAGGCTGTCGAGATAATCGGCAGCGGTTGGGATTTCGCCCTCTTGTGGGTGACGCTGGTGGGCTCGTCTGGTGCAGCGGGCGTGCAGGTGCGGCGGGTCGACGGGACGGTGGTCAACGTGCGCCCGTCCGAGGGCCTGCTTCAGTTGCTGACCGAGCACAAGCGTGCTTCGTACGACGCGGAGACCGGAACTTGGTTGAGCGGCCAGATTTCGATCGCTGATCCGGACCGCTATCGGGCGGCGTTTTCGAACTCGGAGATTTCCGAGTGGATGCCCTCGCCATCCGTCGATGAGTTGCGTGCGGAGTTCACAGCCTTCAGCCGTCCGGACAGTGCGATCCCGGACTGGGTTCGACGACAGTTGTCGTAACCCGGCTCGCGGCGCGACGGGAAGGGGCGGCGGTAGCGTCGTGCCCGTCTCCTGCACGCCCGAATCCATCTGTTTCGGAATGGGTTGTCGCCTCGGCCCTGCCGCTCGAAAGCGGTTGTACTACAGACATCTTGGCACGATAGCCCGGCGGTTCGATTTGCGTAGCCGACCGCGCATACCGCCCGTTGTGCAGGTCGCCCCGCGATCTGCGAGACCCGAGGACGCGGCGTTGATCGAATCGCTTCGTCCGCTGTTCCGGCGGCGTCTCGGCATCGGAACCTGGTTTGGTGAGTCCGCCGAATGGGCCTGACCGCCGCACTGCGGATGAATTGACTGCGCCGCCGCATATTCCTTAGCTCGGCTGCTCGACGGTTGCCGACGTATCAAGGAATCATTCCGCGGCGAACACCGCGTAAAGAGGTCAGCGGCATCGAGCCGTCCGCCCGCGCGAAGAACATTCCGCGCGGCCATCGCCCAGGACCAACTATACGACTTCAACGGCACGGCCTTGAAGCACCTCCATTTGCGGTGGAACGGGTGCGCCGACGAAGCACCACGCGCGACCGCGCGGCGGTGGGTTCGGCAGGGAGCGTTTCGCACCTGCCCTGATCATGGGAGTTGTTCCATGACGAGAATTGTTCGCATCTCTATCGTCCCGAATACCGAGTGGTCCAGCATCGAGGTGCCTGCGGGCGGCGAGCTCGTGTGGGCCGAGCCGGGCGGTGGCGTCGTCGTCGGGGGCGGCGGTGGTGGTGTCCCGAGCGGCATCGCCACTTACTGGCGTACCGAGGACTTCACGTTCGGCGTCGAGCGGTGTCTGATTCGCCAGGGTTCGCGGACTAATCCAACGTCGCCGGGAGAGGAACCCAGCGAGTTCGAATACGTGGAGTCCGGCCTTCAGGGCGCGATCCCGTTCATGAACACCGACTATCTCCTGTGGTGGAAGAAGAGCATGTACGACGCCTTCCCGCCGAACTCAGGCGCGTAGCGAGCACGCCGCGAAGGCGTCGGCGTGCTGAATCGCCGGTGCCTTCGCGGGCGCGAATATCGCGCTCGCACAGCAAATTCGATTGGAAAGGCAGGGCAACCATGTCATGGACCGGCGATCCCGTCTGGTTGGCGGACGTCCTCCGTGAGGAGGGTTTGCGAGTCGTCGAATTCCCCGGCTGGCGCGAGCGCGGGCATGGAGATTTCGGCGAGATCTGGGGCGTCATCGCCCATCACACCGGCGGCTCCCACACGCCGTGCACCGAAATCGCTTACGGGTTACCGGATTTGGAAGGTCCGCTATCGCAATTGCACCTCGACAGGGACGGCACTGTCACGGTCGTCGCCGCGGGTGTTGCCTGGCACGCCGGGGTCGGGCGCTGGCCGGGGCTGCCCGAGGACGACGCGAACTTCCACACCATCGGCATCGAAGCCGTGAACAACGGCACCGAGGGCTGGTCGCCCGAGCAATACGACGCGTATGTGGGCTGCTGCGCGGCGATTCTGCGCAGGCTCGGCCACGGGGCCGATCGGGTGATCGGCCACAAGGAATGGGCCGGATCCAAGCAAGGCAAATGGGATCCCGGCGGCATGGATATGGACCAATTCCGCGCCGATGTCGCGGAACGATTGAAAGGTGGTGTGCTGGTGGCACTTTCCGACTTGGAGCAACGAGAACTGCTGGACAAGCTGCGCCGGGTGCACTTCGAGCTCACGTACGGATTCCAGTCTCGGGTGGCCGATTCGGAGTACCGGGACACGGTGGCCGGCTATGTGCTCAATTCCGACGCCGCCGATTACCGCAACGAGCAGCGTCTGAAGGCGCTCGAACTCAAGATCGATCGCCTGCTCGACGCCATGGAAGGAAAGAACTGATGGCCGTCACCAAACTTCCCGAGCCCGCGCTGATCCGCTCGGTGCTCGTCGCGATCACCGGGGTGATCGCCTTCGTCGTCGGCCATCGGATCGATGTCTCGTGGATCGAGTCGGTGCTGACGCTCTACGGCCTGCTCACCCCGGTGATCGCGGGTGTGGTCATCCGGCCGGCGGTCACGCCGGTCGCTCGGCCGGACGGCGGACGATGAATGGCGCAGAGTTGGTTGAGTCCGGAATTCGTGCAGGCCTTCGGCGCCGCTGCGGCCACGGTCATCGGCGCCGTCACCGCCTGGCAGGCGCGTGAAGTCGCGAAACTGCGCGCGCGGATCGAAACTCTGGAGAGCCAGGCGGTCGACGACAAGAAGCGCTTCCGCGACGCCATCCGCCTGATCCGCGCCCTCCAGCAGCACATCGACGAACTGCGCGGCTTCCTGCGCCTGCACGTTCCCGGCCAGGAACCCCCGGCGGCCCGCTACGAGATCCCGCCTTTGTTGCAAGAGGAACTCTGAGCGGTTATCGGGCCGCTGGGACAGCCCCGTCTCCCGGGTGGGAGGCGGGGCGTTTTGTCGTTCCAGGCGGGAAATCTGAGGTCGAACCGCGCAGCGACTACTTTCGAGTGCAAGGTTCGAACAGAAGCTTTCGTGGCGAAGCTTTCGAGGCGAAGCTTTCGAGGCGAAGCTTTCGAATTGTCGGAGTATTGCCGACGGCTTGCTTTCAAACTTCCCGTCATTTGGCCAGGTGAAACGTTACATATTGGTTTTGTGAAATAGATCTCACCGGTCGATCCGGTCTCCGACCCGTTAGTAACATTGCGCGCTTGTGGTCGAGTGAAGGTCTGGCATCGATGGTCGGCGACGGTGCGGTCCGGTCCGGAAACTGGCGGACTATAGACCGTATTGGGAGGTATCCGTCCTGGTAGGGAGGGCATTTGGGGTGATGTGCTGGCACTGGGGATCAGCTGTTCGAAGGCTCGGATCGACCGTTGAAAACCGTGAGCCGACCATTTGTGAACCTTTCATCCCGAGTTGCTCGCAGATTCCGGACTGCGCGCAACCGTTCGAATTGCTACCGGTTCATCGTTAACGCTTGGACCCCTGTGATAGAACAATCCGGTCGGCCGCCAGCCGGTTGCCGACGGAGGAAAAACTTCCAAGGGGATATCTCGAAGATGAAGATGATTCGTTCGTTCGGTTTCGCTTTCGCCGCCGCTGGAATCGTGCTGGCCGGACCCGGCCTCGCCAGTGCCGCCGATACCGGTTCGGCCGCCGAGCCCAACGGCGTCATCGCCAACGAAACCACGACGGGTTCGGCGGAGTTGCTGTCGACTCTGGTCGAGGCATTGGCGTCCGGTTCGGCCGCCAAGCCCACCGCGAACGCCGCCATCGCGAACGAAACCACAACCGGTTCGTCCGAGGTGCTGACCGCGCTGGCCGAGAACCTGGCGTCCGGCTCCGCCACGAAGCCCACCGCCTCGGACGCCGGTTCCTCGGAGTCGACGACCAAGCTGCTGGAGACGCTCATCACCGGTTCGGCGAACCTCGACCTCACCAAGTGA